AGTTCAACAAACTTTTTCCCACCAAAAAATCTATTTTCTCTTAAGGTGTCTCAAGAAAGGAGTTTAAGATGATTCAAATTGAGATTTTAGGAGCGCCAATCGCTCTAAAAAGGCCTCGTACGGCCAGAATCGGTAACTTCATCAATATCTATAACCCTCAGAAGAAAGAGCTGTCTCAGGCCAAATGGCAGATAAAAGCTCAATATAAAGAGAACCCAATTCCAGGGCCTCTCTTGCTTGATATTGTGTTCTACATGCCTATACCAATACAAACATCTAAAGTAAAAACGCGTGAAATGATCAATGGTATCTTGAAGCATCAGAAGAAACCTGATCTAGATAATCTACAGAAATTCATTCTAGATGCAATGAACGGAATTGTATTTATAGATGACTCTCAAGTAGACGAAATCAAATGTAGAAAAACATTTGCGACACAACCAAGGACTCTTATAAGAGTCCTTCCACATTAGGAGGCTATATGCCATTAGTAAAAGGGAAGAGCAAGAAGAGTATTTCAAAGAATATTAAGACTGAGATCGATGCTGGAAGGCCGCAGAAGCAAGCTGTCGCAATAGCTCTTAGTACAGCAAGAAAGGCGGGAGCTACGATTCCGAAGAAAAGAAAGAAATCATATTAGAATATTTTCTTGACATTCCTCTCTTGATAAGTAAGATAGAAATACAAGAGAGGTATATATGGCGGCTCCATTTGGTAACAAAAACAATACAAAACTTAAGACTCCTGAGCTTAAGAAAGAAGCATATAGACAATACTGCGCATGGGTTGCGTTAGGTAATTTCAAGAAGGCATGGTGCTTCGATCATCCTGATATCCAATTGACCTATAAATCGATCCAAAATTATATGCGGGATGATCCTGTTAACTTTCCCCCTTCACAACTCGAAGTGGCTGACGCTAAGAACCTTGCGATCTGGATTGAACGCGGAATTGAGATGATGATGTCGCAAGAAAGATGCCAGCCTGCGATCTATCAAATGATGATGCGAAACATACATGGATGGGACAAAGATACTCCTGAAGAAAAAGAAGCTAAGGCTCGAGATCAACGCAATACACTAAAAGAACTTCTCACAGCTCTAAAACAAGAACAACAAAATGCCATTATCGAAAAAACAAATCCAATCTCTCAATGACTCTGATGCAAAAATCAACATATGGGAAGGTTCTGTTAGATCTGGAAAGACATACGTAAGCTTACTTCGTTTCATCGCAGAGCTAGAATCTGGGCCCGAAGGTGATTACGCCATCATATGCAGAACATACGATGGCTTTAAGAAGAATCTCAAAGACATAATATTAGACTTCGTTGATGCAAATTCTAAGTATTATGTTGGAAAGAGAGAAATCCACATCTTCGGAAAGACTGTCCATGTGATTGGCGCTGACGATGAAAGGGCAGAAAGTAAGATACGTGGCGCTACGTTCAAAGGTCTTTACGTTGATGAAGCATCAATTATACCTAAATCAGTATGGATGATGGCTATATCACGTTGTGCGATGGGAGGAGCTCGTATCTTTGCCACAACCAATCCAGATTCACCATTCCATTGGCTTAAGAAAGACTTCCTTGAAGGAAATCCCGATGTAAAGTCATGGCAATTTAGATTCGAAGATAATCCTGCTTTGAGAGAAGAAGAGAAAGACTATCTTAAAAGACAATATAAAGGACTTTGGTACCAACGATTTATAGAAGGTCTATGGGTTCAAGCTGAAGGAGCAATCTACGACACGTTCGATACAAGGCTACACGTCATCGACTTTCCTCCCGGCACTCCTCAATACTACATTGCTGGGATAGATTATGGCACAACAAACCCAACTGCCTTCGTACTTATAGGAGTCCACAAGTCTAGATTCCCTAACATGTGGATAGAATCGGAATATTACTACGATAGCAAGGTTCACCAGCGTCAAAAGACAGACAGCGAGTATGCAGACGACTTTAAAAGATTTATCAAAGACAAGCCAGTAAAGGCCGTCTATATCGATCCGTCTGCATTGAGCTTTAAGATGGAGCTCCATAAGCAAGGAGTGTCCAACCTCTTCGAAGCAGAGAATGAAGTTCTTGACGGTATTCGTTTTGTCTCAGATTACTTCAACAATGGAACAATCAAGATATGTGCTAACTGTAAGAACGTTATCAAAGAGATGCAATCGTACGTTTGGGATCCTAAGTCTCAGAAGATTGGTATTGATAAGCCAATGAAAGAATACGACCATAGCCTTGATGCCATTCGATATGCTTTG